CATAGAAGACAAATCTGTACAATTACCCTTATCCTCAGGAGGAATAAAATACTTCGCAAGAGCATTAATTAAAGTTTGAACTAGTCCGTCTTCTCCAACTGTTGCTAGATCAGTTACGAAATTATTAGTTTTTCTTATAACGTCGAAAGCATCTTTGATGCTTGTCTGATCTCTTTGTTCCGATTCTGTTCCTGTGATGAGGGCTCTTGCGATGTCTTGTACGTTTAAGATACCACCACTTTCAGTGCCCTTGCTACCAAGATCGCTCTTAACAGCGTTAGCGTTATCTATTGCAGATTCCCCATCTGGATTTTCGATTTCCTCTGTCACAATGGAGTTAGAAGGTGCTTCTTCCAACCTCTTTGTCTCAATGGAATGCTGAATAATCTCAAGTAATAGTTTATCAAAATTGTTGCTCATGTTATATATCTCCTAGTAGTTTCTCAATGTCAAGTCCTGCGCAATCGATCTTCGTCTTTTTTACGTGATAGTGCGATAATATGCCCTTGAACTTTCCACTCTTTGCAGAGGCGTCATAAGCGTTCTTAGTGCTTCCGGTTAATGTCTCCAGTGGGACACCACAAGCCAAGTTGATGGCTTTCCACAGGGCTTTAAGAGCCTCTAACTGGACAGGATAAAACCCTAGGTGAGTCTCTAGTTTCTTCCCATGAACTTCAGCGTCTGTAACTACTGGGCGCTCTCCGAAACCGTTCTTCTTATACCATGGTTGCCACTTTGGATAGAATGCATTACTGATTTCTACTCCGACAGATAGGTTGTTAATCTTTGAGACACCTGCATGCCATCCGATATTTTGGAGATCCAGAGTTTGATATATGGTTCCATCATTATCAATGAGGAAGTGGACACTGATGCCCCTGTTGTCTAAGACTCTTTGACATGTCTTTGATGACAGGCATACATCCCAGTGATTAATGAACTGAGTGATCTTCCTAGGCTTCTGTCCGGCTTGAGAACGATAGGATCCTAATTTTGCCATCAGTCCGCCCTTATCCGTCCATAAGACAGTTTTGTCCCATTCGATAGGGAACTCACTACCATTGTAGACTATACGTGCTAGTCCATCATTATCGTAGTTTGGTGACACATAATCTGAGATTGCCGCTTGTCTCTCGTTGAAGAGAACTCGGAACGTTCCTGCTCCACACAGTCCATCGGCACTCAGCCCTTGTTCTTTCTGCCACTTCTTGATGACACGAACCAACTTTTCATCAAACGCATCGTGTCCGAACCAAGTTGGATCCCATCCTAATTTTGAGGCAGAAGCCTCATTGTAAAATACTTTATCAATAGCCATAATATTACTCCAAAATTTTATCTGCGATTCCGTACTTGATCGCTTCTTCAGCATTTAAATATACATTCTGCTTTCTTCTCATGAAGGACTTTAACTGTTTCTTTGACATATTCGTCACGTCTGCCAATGAAGAGAGATAGATATCTTGCATCTTCTTGACTTCTGCCAATTCATTTTCGAGATTATGTAAGGAGCCATGTTGTCCGGCGATTACTGAGTGGATCATAACACGGCAGTTCTTTCCGATATATCGTTCGCCTTTCGTTCCTGATGCGAGAATCAATACTCCTGCAGACATAACTTTTCCCAAACCAATAGTGTGGATAGGGCAGTCTTTTTTGACGATCCCTATGATGTCAACGAGAGATGCCATTTCATCTGCAGATCCACCGTACGTAGACACATATAATTTGATTGGCTTTCCTTCTTCTGTAACCTCACCATCATCTGATAACTTTGGCTTGCCTATGTGGTGTAGTGTCAGCAATCCTGAGATAACTTCAGATACTCTTTCTTCTTCGACATCTCCATATAATCCTATGGATCTCATGTCGTCCAGATCGTCTTTGTCATCTTTTTCTGCTTTTCCAGCAACCATCGCAATCAACTCTTCTATGGACATATGATTCTCTTCTTCTTGTCCGTGCATTTCTTGAGAATTTTCTTCTTGTCCTTGCATTTCTTGAGAATTTTCTTCTTCCTCTTCGTTTTTAATGTCTTCGCTTTTATTCATAATTCCTCCTTGTAGAATAAAAAAGGGCAAAACTATGTCTAGTCTGCCCTTTATATACGTTTCTTGACTGTGGTTTATTCAGTTTACTTGCGCTTAGCAGACTCCCTAAGTAAACGACGAGCGACACGACGAGTAACTTCGGCAATGATTTCTTCTTCATCGTCCATTACTTCCGCATCGGCAGCCTCAAGATCAGCATCAACTTCTGAATCGTCAGCCATCCCCAAGTCACCTCCTTCGGGTGCTGCATCCATCATATCGTCTTCCATGCCTTCTTCTTCATCGCCTTCGAGTTCCATGGAAACTCCATTCTCTTCAGCAAATTCTTGAATCTTTCCAAGCAAGTCCATTACCAGTGCTTCTGCGCCGGAACCTGCAGAATCTTCAGCATCAATCTCATCTTCCATTCCGAGATCGGCATCTAATTCTGGTTCTTCCATTCCATCAGCAGGTGGTAGTTCATCACCCATTTCTACTTCCATTTCCATATCGCCTTCTTCTTCTTCCTCTTCAGCCTCTGTTAGGAAGTTCGAAACGTATGTAGGTTTAATGTCTGCATACTTCATAAACATACGAGTAGTGCTTTCATTTAAAATTAATTTCTTTTTAGCCATTTTAAGTTCTCCTTTTTGTCATGACAAATTTTGTACAAAATAAATAGTGACAAGTTACTCCAAAATCATAAATCTGGATGTTCTTTATCAATGATATCGAATATATTTTCGATTTCAGAGTCTTTTAAATTAAAATCCTCATTCATAGTATTTAGTCCTTTCGTTATCATTTCTTTGTTTTTATTACGATTTTTCGACGATTTAATATAAGATTTTTCTTCTAGCAACTTAAAGAAGAAAGATAAGAACTCTTCATCATCGTTTAACAGCCCTGAAATGCACCCTCTTATGAAGTCAGATTGGGATATCCCGTACTGTTTTAACTTGATTTTCAGATCTGCGTGTCTCTTCTCGGTTTCTAAGAATAGTATCTGCTTGTCTTTTTTTATGCTTTTCATTGGAGTCCTCCTTCAAAGGTTAATCTGACTTGCTAGTGTGACTATAGATGTCATTATATTTAATATTGTCATCCATTGGCGTTTTTATATCTGTAGAGCCCAAAGCACCATCCCCTCTTTCCGACATTGATATGGGATATTCATATAAGTCACCATCATGTCTGCGATAGGCTCGGAATGAAATTACTGGGATCATGACGATCTGAGCAATCTTATCACCATGTCTTAAAACTTGTTCTTTGGTTCCCACGTTATGGAGGTTGATAAACACTTCCCCATCATAACCAGAATCAATCACGCATGCGCCTACTATCAAATGCCTCTTGGATGCAACAGAAGATCTGTTCATAACTTGAAGCATGTATCCGTGTGGGACTCCAAAGCGGAGCCCAGTGGGGAGCAGGACTGTTTCATGAGGTGGAACCCTTACTGTATGGCTCGCACTTGTCGGATGTGAGTAATAGATGTCTAGCCCTGCATCTGATGGGTTCGCCCTTGTGGGTGGGATGACATTCTTATGCGTAAATGTATATTCAATAATCATTTTACCTCTTCTAAAAGGACAAAACCTTTTGGTGTGTAGGTGCTGGTTACTGGCTTGTTGTCAACCCAATGATACTCCCACCCATCTTCGGTGCGTGGTTTATTATAACACACAGACTCAAAAGGGAATCCATTGTTCCGGAGCCACTGTTCTGTTGCGTCTGCATGCTCATCGGTTCTAGCAGTGAAGAAGGTAACTCGGTTTCCCTCTGCCAATACCTTGTTAACCATTTCCAATGCGCCTTCAATAGGTTCTGCAGTTAGGAAGCGGTGAGGCTCTTCATTCGGGATATCTTCACAGACTGTCCCATCTATATCAATAAGGTATATTGTTTGATTCATATCTTGTCTCCAAATTTTTGATCTAATTCATATTTTGTTTTTGCTGAAGAAATACTAAACGAGAATACTGCGACACATAAGATCACCAACATACTCCATCCGGGGCTGATTCCCAAATCACTGGATATCTTTATGATTATAGCCCACATCAGACTAACGATGAAGAACAATCCCATAAACTTCATGCCATTAAGGATGCCTTCTTTAGCCCATGGTTTCATTATGTTCTCCGGGTGTGATAGTCTGCGGTTGCATTGCTTTTAGAATTGCATCAAACTTTGAGAATGCAGTGCGTAGGGAGTCCATAGATGACTCCATCTGCTCTTTAGATAGTTCTCCAAAGTCTTCTTCATCATATTGTTCAAGATAAGAGTTGAACGTCTCTGCCAAGGCATATGCGGCGATTGCCAAATCCCCTTGTGTTAGTCCAGACGATTGTTCTGGTTCTTCATTTGTAACTTCCATTTTTTTAGTCCTCCTTTACTTTAGTTCTAAGTGTATTTACCAATGCCAATAGTTCATCTAGTTCATCTAGATTGCTCTTTACCAATCGATAGGCTTTCGTTACCATTGAGATCTCTTCTTTAGTTAGCCAGCCATTTTCGACATAATTTGATTTGAGATCTTTTTTCTGATCTTTAAAAGGTTGCATACATTCTTCTATCGTTTGAATGCTCTCCAAATATTCTCCCATTCGTTCTTCAGTTGTTTTTGATACTTCCATGCGTTCTTCTACTACAATTTGATCCATTGTAGAGACTCCTGTTACATATCCATAATTTGACATAAATTCTCCAGTTGTGTTAGTGACATATATTATACGTTTGAGTTAGGTGTTTTATTCATTTATTCTTCTTCTGCTTTCTGAGATTGGTTAACTCTTCTTGCCACTTAAGCATTGTTTCAACCATATCTTTCTTCTTCATTGATGAGATGTCTTTGTGAGTCATCTTACCGTCCGAGGCTAGTGTTTCTTTCGCTGAAGAGGCATATACTCTTGTATAACCGTCCTCGATCATTTGTTTAGCCACTTTCATTCGTTTGTTCGCAATTTCAATATATTCCTCTGACATGTCAATGCCTAGCCAGTCTCTCCCATTGATTGCCGCCATCTTTGTGGTGGTTCCTGCTCCAACAAACGGATCTACTACCAGATCTCCGGGGTTTGTCCATGTCATGATGTGATCTTCTGCTAACGCTTCGGGGAACATTGCCGGATGTTCAAATGCGAAACTATCTTTTGTTGTGAAAGACTTACCTGTATTGAACTTCCAGACGTTATGACGTGGTGAAAACTCAGGTGTCGGATTTTTATTCTTTCTTTCCTTCAACTTGCCGTCCTTTCCACGGTTTGAGCCGGCTTTGCCGAATGTTTTCCACCCACTCCACTTGTTCTTCTTGTCGCAGATAAGGTTTGCTGTCTTGGGCTTTCCTTTGCTAAACACAAACATGTACTCGAACACTTGAGAGTATCTGTTACCTGTTCGTCTTGCAGGAAACGACGAGCCATTTTTTTCATAGATCATGGTATCGTGAATACGAAGTCCCAGTTCTTGAAAGAAGATTGCCTGTCGGAACGATGAGCCAGACTCGGAGCCTTTAAGCACAGCATCCCCCACTACCCACACAATCACACCACCTACCGCCAACTTCTCATACATCTTTGTGGCTATTTCCTCAAACGGAAACGAGTATCCACTGTAATCTCGTAGATCGTCATAGGGTGGTGATGTGATAAATGCGTCAACTGACTCATCCTTAAGTTTGCCTAAGGCATCCAGACAGTTTGCTAATATAATTTTATTTTTCATTTTCCTTCCATTTCTTTTAAACATGCTTCGAATCTTACAATAAACTCTACCGCTGAAATAACTTCTCTAGTTACTAGAACCGCTTCATCGTCGGATAAGTTTGGATTTGCAAGCATATCAAGGAGCATGCTTTCAATTTTTATTGTACGTTTAAGATTTTTTTTAATTTCTTTTTTAGTCATAATATAACCCTCCCTATAGTATATACGATTCGAGATTGTCATTTATTCATTTATCTTATTATATTCTACATGTCATGTAATAAGATTCTTTCGGAAAGTGCATTTCTATTGTCAGCGTATCGTTGCTCCAGACAAAGTACTTGGCTGCGTTCTCTCTTATAAGAGTGCACACCAGTACCCATTCCGGATCCTTTTTAGAGACTATGTAGACTTTCATCCTAACAGTCGAAACCTTTTGCGAATCGAACGTGTGCTGAAGCCCCATTGATCTGAGTGTTCTAACTTAGCCATGTAAGGTTGATTGACAAAGATTGTGTCCTTGTCTGATGGGTTCCAACACTTAATGCTAACCATTGCGTTGTTCGAGTCAACAACTTGCAAGATCCAATATTCCTTACCTTTTGCCGTTTTCTTCTTAATTAGTTTACGAGGTACGAACCAAACTAACAATTCGTCGTCTTTATCCGCTTCTAGGGACATTGCTATCTCGTATTCTGAGATTGGAACAACTGGAAGTTGCTCTAATTTGATGCGGATTGCGTCCGACATGACGAGATGGAAGGGAAAAATTCCCGTGAGTTCCGACTTGAACGTGATGATCTCACTCTTGGAGAAGTCGCCCTCTGCCTTGTACATCTCAATGTTCTCGGCAAACTTCTTCTTGTTCTTTGGGCGATCTACCACCACTGCGCTCCAGAAATGCTTTGTACCATTGAATCTCGTATCCATCAAATGATTGCATGCTCCGGCTCGGACAAGGACGTCTAAAGCCTTTTTATTGAGTTTGCTATACTTGACATCGGGATTGAAGAGAAAGTCCTCTACGGTTTGAAATGGGCGATTGTTGACTACCTGCTCCATTGCAGATGCACCTAGTCCTTTAATCGTGGTTAGGGGTTGTAGAAGCATTTTGTCCTGTGACACGTATTCCCATTGCTTCCCAGAGATATTAATATTTAAGTCTGAGATCTTATATCCTAAAGTCTTAGCAACTGCGATTGCAGACTCCTTCTTCTTATCTGAAACTTTGTCTAAATATGCGGCAAGCCACTCACCTTCGTGATAAGTCATAAGCCAAGCACATTGATAAGAGATCATTGAGTAACAGACTGCATGTGATTTATTGAAACCATATCCAGAGAAGTAGGCAAAGTTTTGCCACATTGCTGCTGCATCTTCACGTCGCATTCTTTTCTGGACACACCCTTTGATGAAACGCTCTTTGATAGAGTACATCAGTTCGGCACCTTTGCCAGTACCTTTCTTTGTCAAGAGTTTACGAAGCAAGTTCCCCTCGTCCAAAGAGATGCCGTCTCCCAACTTATGTGCTAACAATGCGATTTGCTCCTGAAAGATGAGAAAGCCATATGTCTCTTCAGTTACCTCACGTACAATCTCATTCTCATAGAATACTTTATTTGGCGCTTCCTTCGCTTTGACATAGTCTTCATGGACTCCGGCAGATAATGGACCTGGGCGAAAGATTGAGGTGATCGCTGAGATATCAACGATTGAAGATGGCTTAACAGACTTGCAGAAGTTCTGTGCGCCAGACTCCGTGAACTGGAAGATTCCTGCCCACTTACCCTTATGAAAGACATTCTTGTACACCCTCTGATCATCGAAGTTAAGTTTGGATGGGTGGAGTTTATTGTTGTAGAACTCCTTGATCTCCATAAACGATGGATTTGGATTGCCCTGTTTCTGTAAGATTCGTTGTATGCAACCTTGAATCATCCTTAAGGTTGTGAGTCCGAGAAGATCAAACTTGATAAACCCCATTGGCTCAAGTTGTCTTACGTTCTGTCCTTCACTCCATGGAGTCTGAATAACTCCCCCAGATTGAATCAAGGGCATGTGCTTGTCTAAGTTTTCGGCAATCACCACTCCACCGGCATGTCGAGAGCATGATCTGTATTGTCCAACCATGGACTTAACATGCTTTTCTACCTCTGGATATTTACGTAGGAAGCCTTTGAGAGTATCTGAGAACTCTAAAACCTCTTCCCAAGTGGGAATATACATCCCTGCTTTCATACCATGCTTTTTCTTTGCCAAAGGTGTTGCTTCGGAAATCATTTTGCCAGTAACAATGTTGACTTCTCTGAACTCTATATCGTACATCTTTGAGATATCTTTGATTAGAGACTTGAGTTGAAGCGTATTCCAGTTCGAGATGGGAGCGACACAGTCGTTACCCCACACTTCGATGAGATGATCCTTAAGTTCCATTGGCTCAGCAACGTCATAGTCAATATCTGGATAATCTTCTGCATCCTTACGCAAGAAGCGAGAGAACAGTAGTCCGTATTTGATAGGATCCACTTGTGTGATACCAAGGGCATATGCTACCAATGAACCTGCCGCTGATCCACGTCCAGTTCCTGTAAGCATCATGTTACTGGCTTTGTCTGATACTGCTTTCATAGTCAAGAAGTATTTCGAAAACCCTCTATCAGAGATAACAGACAATTCTTCGTCAATACGTGCTTTGTATTCCTTGGCTGTTTTATCGTCAGCACGATCCTGCTCTTGTAAGATATTGAACATTCCTTCTGTTGTCAACCGCTGTAGATAATCATCTTCTGTGTATCCTGCAGGGACAACAAAACTTGGAAGGCGAACTGTATTATCGGGCAAGAAAGTTTCAATTCGCTCGAAGGCAATTGTTTGAGTCTCTTTGATGGAGTCTAAAATAATCTGATCATCGTATGATACATCACACTCTTTAGAGTATCTCTTGTATGACTCCCACATCTGTTCTGCGTTCTTTGGGTATAGTTCACATTCAAGTTCTTGAATCTCTGCCGGTAAAGACATGTCTAACCATTCTGGCTTTGATCTTCCTAACCATCCAAGTCGCTTGTACATCTCTCTGTCTTGCCACGCTTCTGGAGTGGGGTAGTGTGAATCTGCTGTAGAGATCAACTTAAGTCCAGTTTCTTTATGAATCTGGATAATGTGCCGATTGAGTTCATGTTGCTGAGGAACACGGTTCCATTGCAACTCTCCGTACCAACGATCACCTAGGATAGATTGAAACCGTTCTGTTAAGCGTCGCATCTCGTTTAAGACTGCTTCGTCACCTTCCTCATGAAGACTCCAATAGGCACCGGCATAGACACCACCAAGACATGCAGAGGCTGCAATTACATCTTCTCCATATTTCTCTAGAAGTCCAAAATCAACCCTAGGCTTACGATAGAAGTAATCACCCTTGTGAGACTCTGACACCATCTTAAAGATGTTGTTAAGCCCTTTCTGGCTCATAGCAATAAGAATAAGATGACGAGAGCGATTAATTTCAGAACGCCCTTTGGACTTAGACTCTCCTTCTGTTTCAATTGAGATTCCAGATGAATCATCTTTGATTTCTTTCTTACGTTTCTTGTCTGCTTTTGCCTGTTCATATTTCTGCTTCCAGTCTACCACATCTTCAATGAAGTATGCTTCGACGCCGAAGATCGGCTTGAAGTCTTTTCCTGCTTCTTTCATTTTCTTCGCATGAAGAACTTGATAAGCAAAACCATTCATGTTGCCATGATCTGTTAGGGCGAGAGCCTTTGAGCCATTACTGTGTGCGTACTCCATATGATCCTGTGGATAGCCGAAGCCATCAAAAGGAGAGCCAACTCCAGAATGTGCGTGTAAATTAACAAAATCGATATTCTTGATATCCATAAAAAACCTCTCTAAGTCATGTTGTGTGTTGTATATACAATACGACTGGAGAGGCTAATTTATTCAAATTATCTTTTTTAGTTAATAACTGAAGTTTGTATCTTGAGGTGGCTTGTTCAGTCTGACGCCAATAGATCCGTCCATCAATGCCGCTGCAAAAACTGGTGGATCGATGTTAATGTCATGATCTGTTTTCAGGTAGTTACACCAGAGGCGAGACGCATTTTGTGCGAGTTCAGCAGGCTCTGGGCCCTCTTCCCATTGTCCGGCTTTCTTTTTTGCAAATCCCAAGATTGCTATCACCAAAGATTGAGAGCCAGATATGTTACCAGATTTTCCGTTAATCATCCATGCTAGTCGATCCATGTTTTTTGGACCTTCTGGTACGATGTCGAAGTTACCATAGACTTCAGAGTTCTCTTTGAGAACTGTTTCCAACTCTTCTCTTATGAGTTGCTTGATATAAGATTTTGTTACTTTCATTTTAGATTTTCCTTCTAGTTGATTTGTTCAATTGATTGATTTAAGTTTTAGACATTTAACATATGGAACATAAAACCTATGACATCACTATTATTTGATAATTTAGCCAAAGTTCTACCTGACAGTTCTTTCATAAAGTGCTTCGATACTGCTGAACGAGTTCTGCTGGAAAACTCAGATCCATCTTTATTATAATCCGTGTCCGTGGTGGTTTCTGCTTCATTTCTTTGGGAAGGATATCGTTCCCAACTTGCGGCTATCGCTTCACGGAATGCTGGCATAAATTCTCTACTAATTATCATGAGATCCTTTTCATCATATGATCCTTGCATTATGGCAATGTGTTTTTTGCGTTTATCACCAACCAACATCATGAAGGCGTTAGCGCTATCTCCAAAAAAAGTTTTGGTGGCGTTGGGGTTTTCGTTAAATACCATAGTATTGGTTGTCTCATTCATTACTTTACTCAATTCTTCTCTTATGAGTTGCTTGATATAAGATTTTGTTACTTTCATTTTAAATTCTCCACAAATGATACGTGCTTGGTGTAAATAGTCTTATTTTTTTCTTTCCACTGTAAAACCAAATCTAAAATTACGAAAAATATCATTTTTATTCAAAATTCAACAAAGATTTTTTGTACCTAGATGGCTCTATCCATCTTTTGACTGGAGGTTTCTTTATTTCGATATCAGATTGCATCCATTTTCTGTATCCTTGGAAAGACGTAGCATCGAAATAATAATCTAAATCAACCAGATTTGCTTCGTCCCCTATCTCACAAAACACCTGATCAATCCTAAAGTACCTTCCACTGTACCTTTCTCCTGATGGGAGAATCTCTATCGGTATTCCTCTATCGTCCCTCATGCCGCCGGGAACATATGCCCCAGTGCCGTTCTTCCTAACCCATGCCCTACAATTAATAAAATCTTCCTGCGTGAAAGAAAAGCCTAGCATTTTTCCTTCTTTTATGCCTTCCCCACTCGCTGTGATTCTGAAACGTTTTGTTGTCGAGAGTGCCTTCCTGTGCTCTCTCAGCATCTCTGGAGGATAGAGGCTCCACGGAAAAGACACATAATACATATCCGGTATAATCCATTTAGATAATTGGTTGGATACCCTATAAGCCATGTAGGCTCCTTCTAAGATGCTCCATCCATAACTGTCTCTCTTTCCCCTGTTTCTGATATCCATTGTGGTAAAATAGATAGGTATCTTGTTTCTTTTGGCAAATCTATCCGGATCATGATGTCTGTAATAATTAACTGGATCATAAACATAGTCGCCTATGACTTTCTTCAATACTGGTTGAATGTCTAGATCGGCAACTATCCATATAGTCTCACAACCTGCCCATGCACATTCCATTATTGATCGATGGATCATAAGGTAATCATCATCCAAAGGTAATATACATGGATGATAAGGCGTGTCATACGAGAGGGGGATCGTAGATAGTGGTATTATACCTGCTAGATGAAATGCCGCACTAGACATTGAATTCAATATCCATCACATCCATGTTGATGATATCATCTAAATTGCTACTTATCTTTGTAAGAATAGGGCATTTGGTTCTGCTTTCTAGAATCGGCGTTGCCTTTTTGGATATGTTCCAGTAAAGTTTTTGCTCAAGACGCATGCGGATAGAACCTTCTGAGTGTTTCCAGTCGTCTAGTAAATTGCTTTCGATTATTGATTTTGTGTAACATTTGATCTCTCTACCCTCTTTCACCAAGATACATTCGAAGCCGATAGTCGAGTCAGAATCACAATCATCCGTGATTTGCAATATCTTGTTTGGTTCAAAAGACTTCCCCAAACCTTTAATCGTGAATACATCATTCACGTAGTATGGCGTACTGCCCTTGATTCCACATTTTGGGTAATCAAAAAGTACAGTATTTTTAGAATGAATATGTATGATCTTGCTATTAGAGTGGACTGTGAACATCCGTAGATTTGTATTAATCGGTATTGACTCTTTGAAAGAATTTGTAAAAACATCTGCGAATGGCATTAGTCCCATAAGATTAAGCCTATATGATAAGGTGTTCCACAACTCTAATGCTGACATTCCATGGTGCTTTTGTGATCCGCTGAGATTGTAAAACGTATTGGTTTTATTCTCAATGTCGATCTCTGACAAGTCCCAGTCTGGGGATATGTAAAAGTGAGATAAAGGTATGTTCCTCTTATCAACCAGTACCGGAACACCATATTTATAGGCTGTTACAAGTGCCTCAACACTACTGCCTATGATGACATTATCAAAATGCACATCAGTTTCCCTATGTGGATCAAGCGCCATCTCTAATTTTCCTATAAGCGTTAACTGTTATCGGGAATAGTTCTGTTGCGATGTCTAAACATGCTTCGGCAACTTTCTGTATTTCCCATTGTGCTCCTTCGTGTGTACGAAGATCAATAAATTTAAGAAGATTGTTCAGATTAACTGTTCCGTAATATTCAGTATATAAATTTTGAGGAAGCACCATTCTAGCCTGTTCTCTGCAGATGCCTTTCTCCAGCATACTATTAAACAAATCCATTGAATGATCTTTGAATGCTGCAATTGCATCAGAAGTTTTGATATATGTATCTGCAAACTTTGGTGTGATTGGTGGATTAATTAAGACTTCTTCGTTGGAGGCTTGTCTGTTGCTTTCGTGCTGTGTTCTGAAACTTTTCGGTAAATAAAACTGGATATCTTTATCCGTGTACCTGCGAGATATCTCATTGTAACTCCAAGTACGATGACGGTGATGCTGAGAACGCACGAAGAGAGGGACAACAAACTTAAAAGTGACAAGATTATGCTCAAGAGTCGATGTGTGGCGATGTTTAATAAGATAATTAATAAGGCGTTTGTCTCTTCCATCAAGATCAGATTTTTGTATACCAAAAGAAACCCTTGCAGAGTTAACAACGGTAATGTCACTACCCATATGATCAACGAGCGAAACGCTACCGATGCCATCGTTGTAGATAAAGATTGTTTTTCCATCACTCATTCTACCTCCAAAAGCAGGACAACAAAGTTTTCAGGTATAATTTGGAACACCTCTCCTTCGATCGAGATGTCCTCTATCATCGAAGTTTCTACGACGCACTTGCCAAGATGGCGTATCTTACAGTCATCAGCAAAATCTTTAATACTAACAATCGTATATCTCTCTATTTCTTTTTGCCTATAGCCCTCTGGCAGTAGGAAGGAAGAGGAAGATGATTCTTCTTGCTCTTCATTGATTGGTATCTCTACCAACAGATGTCTGTTAACTGGTTTCATGAAAATTCTCCTATAATGATATATACTATACGTTTCGGTGACTCTGTTTATTCAAATTTAATATGCTTTTTTCCTCTAATAGCCTTATAAGAAAAAACCCAACGAGAGGCAACCTTATCAGTGTGTACTTCATTGGGAAAAAACTTAGTTTTTTTTATTCTTAAAAAATCTCGCAGGATCCCCCTGCACAAGCCAACTCGCCCGAAAGGTTAGTATCATCCTGCTCCTCATTTACATTATCTAGATTAATTTCTTTCAAATGTGTAAGCATCTCTTCATATTGTTCTTTGGTGCAGTCTTCAAATGGTGCCTGTTTATAAGTATGATCCGAGAAAGGCAATACCGATAATCCATTGTAATATTCACGGTTCTGCCACATCCATTCTCCAACCATTTCCCACTCATTGTCTTTAACAGTTATGGTTGCAGAGACATTATGTGTGTTCTGCCCTTTTTGGTGCCCACCACGTACCCAAGAAGACGTTACAGCCTTTACTCGCTCCAACATATCCATTGCAGACTCAGAACGTGTTATAGAGCCATCTGGAGCCTTTTGAGGGGCTGATATAACTGCTGTGTCATGTGGAGAGAAATATTCGTCCTCTACCAGTTCTGGGTGGTTCTGTGCTAAGTGCTTGTAAATTGCTTCATTCTTTCCCACTCGGATTCTGCGTATATAATATTCGTTATGCCACGCATGGATTCCACTAGATGTGCCAAGAGTCAATGAAGTCGTTCCAGCAGGCTTTACACAAGTTGTTCTTGCTGCAGGGTTGATTCCAATTTGCATGGCTACTCTTCTGTTCTCCTTCTTGATCTCAAGGGCTGCTTTGCTCATATTTAGATTGAGAACTCTACCAGAAGCAATACCTGTCATTGAGACTCCAACTAAAGAATCCTTCTCAGTTGTTCTCTGCCAAACTGGACGGAGATAATGAAAGTCAGTATATCCTGCTTGCAAAGTACCAATGAAAGATGCCGTTTTAGAGCGTTTTTCAAGTTCTTCCTGTGTCTCTACGTCAGACACATTGATCTCAGTCAAATTACAAAACTGATATGGGCGTAAAGCGATTTCACAGCACGGATTAGTTCCCCAGTCTTTATCATTAGAGAAGTAGAAGCCGGGCTCCCCTGCTCCAGACAATCTTACTCTTTCCCATATATCGTTAAAGAACTCTTCAGTTACACGATGACGAAGAAGTACAACAGAATTATTTGCTCTACCTCTTTGAGGGTTAGTTTCCCACCAATCTCCTACTTTTGCCGCTAGCATCGACGCATCATCTGCAGAGAATAGAGAGATTAATGCAGCACGACGAATACCACCTGCAAGTACAGCATCTGCGATATAACACATGATATCGTGCGCTTCAATGGTAGACAACTTTTCTCCATCTTCCTTTTCTCGAAGGATGCCTTTGATCTTGACAATGCACTCTCTAAGTGGTTGTGGACCGGGGGCTTTTCCTCCAGATGTAACCAATTTGGCTCCTTTAGGACGAATGTCTGAAAAGTCAAAACGGATCTTTGATGTGCCTTTAAAATAAGAGTTAATTAGGGTTTTGACTGCGTCTGCCCAACCTTCTATTGAGTCGGCAATAAGAAATCGTCGAGTTCTGCCCTCGTTTGGTTTTCTGATTTCGGGCAACTTCTCTACGTGATGTTTTTGCACAGAAAAGCCAACTCCAGTACCACCAAGTAGCAAGAACATTGCTTCATTGAAAGATCTCAAATCATCAATTGGCATATACGCACAATTGAAGATCCGGTTTGGCGAAACTTCAATAGGCTTGCCTCCGAACTGCATTGATCTCATTGATGGTAAGACTTTTTTATCTAATACCATTCGATAGTTTTCTTTGATTTCGTCTGCCAATTGAGGATATTTCTCAATGTGCATATTCATATTTCTAGTGACAAGTTCTTTCCAGTTTTCACGTCTCTGGTTGCCCTCTAGATAACGTGCATATTTCATGTGGACGGTAATGTCCGATAAGATTTGATTTGATACATCCATGATTAATTCTCCTTGTTGTTTTTGTATCTTTGATATAAACTTGCTTTGTGTTCAGACAAAGACTTTTCTTCTATTTGTTGCATTGTCTCAGTCGACTCTGATAATACTTTCATGTTGACGCAACTCCAATCTGCCATAATTGGATAAACAATTCCATCCGGTCCATTACGATTTTTTGCAATAAACATTCTTCCAGTGTTGTTAACTTTGTCTTGAGCCGTTCGAGAGATGGAACAGATAAAGTCTGCAACAAAACACTTGTTGAAAGCCTCTGATATAGCCTCCATCGTCACAACTTCAGCATTGAGTCCTGATCTGTTAGTCTGTGATGCTGTCCATAAGGGACAATCATATATCTGTGCAATACCACGCAATTCTTCATATATGTTCTCCAAGTCATGTCTTTTCTCTCTCGTCATTGAGACTGGCTTAAGGAGATCCGCATAATCAACAATGATCATCCCAACCTCAACTCCTCTCTTCTTGAGTTTTTCTAAGTGGGATTTTATAGATTGTGTAGATGCAGATTTAGTTGGATATTCTTTAATTACTAAAGAGCCGCCTAATTCGCTAATTTGATCATAAACTTTGTCTTTGAACGTATTCAAATCATTAAGAGGGACTCCGGTTATACAAGAATCATATCTTCTACCAATAACTTTATCAGAAAGTTCCATAGTGTAATGAACAACTGCTTTTCCTTGCTTAATCGCATTGGAACCAAGTGCGGTTAACACCATAGATTTCCCTGCTCCTGTTGGAGCCACAACGACTCCCATTTCCCTTTTACCAAGTCCGCCTTGTGTTATCATGTCGATCTCATCCCATCCTGTGGATAGAGGATCACGAGCCTTTAAATGATATCTTTCTTCGAAGTCTGTAAGGTATTCATAACCTGCTTCGTTTCCGGTACCTAGTGACAATGCATCGTTGATTACTTTACTAATCTCATCGAACGAAGATGCTTGCATCAAATTCATTGTCTCTATCAGTGCTGCTTTTAGTTTTTGTTTTCTACAAAAATCTAAACTAGTCACTTTGATGTATTCGGAATCTTCTACAGTATTTGCATGTATTCTAGAGAAGTAATCTTTTACTTGCTGCTGGAGGACTTCGTTTTCTCCATCGAGTTCTGTTCTTAGTATTGTGATCATTGTTTTGTAGGTTGGGTGAACCAAATACTTCTTTCGATAGTCTATAATCTTAAGTACAAATACTTGCAAGTAAGATAATTCAAAAAAGTTTGGATCGAGAACCTCTGTAATCTGATCGCAATATGGGCGATCCTCTAGCATTAGTTGTACCATTGCCTCTTGAAAATGTTTTCCAAATCTAGAAAAATCTTCTGGCATTTTTCTCATATTCATGTTCCCTCCGTTGTTGTTACTTTTCTATACGTTTGTACTGTTGTTTTTATTCATGCACTATTCTTCTCATTGTCTGGTGGAGTACATCCCATTTCAATGACATGAAGCCATCTTCCGCTAGCAACATCTTATAGCCGGTAAGGTTGAGATGCTTTTCTCGCCCCATCAAAGTGTTGTCAATGATTTTTCGCCTTTGATAGGAAATAGAAGGTTGATACAGTTGCATGATTTTGTAATTATCATAGATTATATCTTCACATTCTAGTACTTTTTCTAGATACTTACTTTTCTTCTCTTTAAGAGATTCCTTAGTAGCACTAAGTATGTCTCTGACTGAATATTCGGTTTCATTTTCTAGAAAAGGAAAGAATTTTACAACCCTTCCAAAACCGATACCCGGAACTCCAGGCAGATTGTCAGATGGATCACCTACCATTGCTCTCGCTAGTGCCATATTCTTAGGATGAATCTTTAAATCTTCAAGGATTCTCTTGGTGTTTAGGACTTCCCAAGGCTTTTTAGCAGGGCGACATAAGATAGTATTTTCATCGCATAGTTGCATAAAATCTTTGTCATTTGAAAGAATAACCTTCTTCCAGTCAGATAGTTCTTTTGACTGAGCGATTACAGCGATAACATCATCAGCCTCGACATCTTCGAACATAAACTGGCATATCGGAAGAGTGTCTAGATATTCTAGCAAGCGAGTTTGTTGCCACACTTTATTACTCATCTCTTCTTCTTGAGAGAAATCGTAATTCATATCTTTTGGAAGGTGGACTACTTTTCTTCCTGCTTTGTAATCTTTATTAATTTGGCGTCGACTTCTTGAGCCTCCACCTCCATCCCACACAACTACCACATCATCTGGTTCCGTCAATCTAATGGACTTCTGAAGACTTTTCATAAAACCTATACATCCTCCAGATGGATATCCTTGTAGGCTAATGCTTGGATCTCTGGCATAACATCTGAAAAACATATTCAGTGCATCAATGATTAGAAGTTTTTTCATTATTCACTTCCTAATTTAGTTTTTAGCCATATGCCAATAAATGGTATTGATGATATTGCAGCAAATAGTAAATTCCATTCACCATGACAGTTAGTTAAGTGTTCCATTGTTTCCCCTTTTGTATTGTTATTAACACATCTTATACGTTTGAAGGGGTAGTCTTATTCACACATTAAGTAAAAAGTTTTAATTATCTAATTCCGGCGGCTAAAAGAAACTCCTCGCCCAAAGTTCCATCTTCCATCATCTTTTTAACAACAGCGATGGTTAGTTCTCTATTGTCGTCTGCTAGTTTGTTTTGAATCATATCAAACAACTCTTTTTCACTAAGATCGTTCTGAGTAACCCCAGAATCAGCAGGAGCATTGCGCCAATCATGACTCATTGCTCCAAAGTGAGCGTCTAAATAATGCTTCATGAAAGGGTGTTTTATTATTTTTTGAATTTCTCTTGGAGAAATTTGGGGAGCAGATTTCTTTTGCATCATATGTCTTCTGAGTCTAGACTCGTTTAATTCTTCTTTTACTAGTCGCCTAATGTATGATTTTGAAACTTTCACCGATAATTCTCCTATTTTGATATAAATAGTCATAAAAAAAAACTCCCCACCAAATTAATGATGAGGAGCCACAACTAAACAACAAAGTAGAACATTTCGTATTATGCGTTATTGTCCATCGTCATAATACTGGGATGCCTCGCCCAATCTTTTATCAAACTTCATAATGACTTCTTCATCAATGATGCCCAAAACTATTTTCTTAAACTCTTCATTAGTCTTTACTAATTCAGCAAACTTGGATTTTTGAAATTTCTGCTCAAAACCGTCTTTCTTGAGAGTAAACCAAGCGCCGCTATTGTTGAGATGCTCAGATGATGATATCGCATCGAACCAAGATTCTTCGTCTTGTATACCTACATGATCTCCCCATAGAATTTTAAAGTTACACATACGTCCATGTGTTCCAAAGCGAGATTTCTCTAGTTTACATTTAACTTCAGAACCAATCCTATAGCCTTTTTCATCTGTAACAAATGATGCCTTTGCCTTTCTCCCTGTAAGCCATATACGAAGAGAATAAGAATATATCAATGCTTTTCCTCCGGGAGTAAAATAAGGCGTTGTCATCGCTTCAGAAGGAGATCTGGTAATATTGTCTTTCAACTGATTTAATACCAACAATGCGGAGTTGGAATTTGATATTGGCTGTAAGAGTTTAGCCAAGCCTTTTGACAGGATACGTGGCTTAACTGCCATCGTGCTCTGTGGATTATAATCTGACTCCAAATCAGCAATCGCAGGAGTAAGAGCAAGTGAATCCCATACAAAGAGATTTTTCTCCTCTCCTGAGGATAAGATCGTCTCAATTGTCTCAAGAACAAACTCAACATTTTGCGCCTGAACATATACAAAGTCTCCAAGGCTTTCCTCACCTTCTGTGTTTAGCATACAGCCGCACTCTTCTAAGAAGTCTGAACTGATTGCAGACTCAGAGTCAAAATAATAAACATTGTAACCTTTTTTTTGCGCATTTCCAGAGATCTGTGCCGCCATGTAAGACTTTCCAGTGCCACTTAATCCTGCTAATTCAGAAATTCTCCCTACTGGGATTCCTGCCTTCTTGCCTCTACAAACAATAGAGTCTAGCCAAGTGGATCCTGTGGATATCCAATCATATACATCGGTTGGATTTTCTTGTGTCAGATCATGTGCCACAGCGCCACCTGCCAACTTATTAATTATTTTCAGTTTGTCCTTGAAAGATAGTTTTCCAGTGTTATTGGTTTTACCATCTAGCATACTTCTTTTACGAGCCATTTTGTTTTCCTTGTTATGTTCTATACGTTTGAATTAGTTGTTTTATTCAAAAAAAGACAGTCTTTAAAGAGAACTGCCAAACTCTGTCACAAATACTAGGAGTAAATCATGAAAGTAACTCTTTAAATGCTGCATCTACGTCAGAGGCTTCTTTCGTATTGCTGCTACTAGTATATTTGGTAGTTTCCGATTCTGCTGATTCTCCTGCTTCTGCAGATAAGAATTCAGACAACAGTTGCTCAATTTCTTCGTGAGTCTTCTGATTGAAGTTGCTATCAAATTCTGGAATATTATCCAACATTGATGACACATCTGCAGATTCTTCTGCAAGTGCAGAAGGACGTCGACGAGGATGGATTTTTGTCACAGGAAACTGTGCTCCTGCTGGTTTACCATAATTGATAACTAAATCAGTACCGCCATCTGTATCTGTAATATCACCATAGTCTGGATTGAGAACCAATTGAACTAGTTCTGTATATGCCATCTTACCATAGCCCCAGAGTCGAACGCCAGTGGCTTCTTCTCCACGAACTACTACTGGTGAAAAGAAACGTTCCTTCGGGAATAAAGTCTTGCAAAACTTCATAGTATCTTTGTCATTAGATGCTTTTGCTTCTTGCCATGTGCTCCAAGCAAAATCGCATACAGGACAATCCTTGCCATGCTGTTTCTTAGGACAGACGAAACCAGGGTTCTTACCTACATTATAGTGAAAGTAGTACTGCTTGAACGGATCTCCATCGGGGGTGGGTACAATACGAATTGTTTGATCACCATCTTGTGGTTTCCAAAAAATGTTTTGTTTTGAGTCCCCTCCTTTTCCTTGAAGTGCGTTGAGTTTTTGTTGCATTTTAGTGAAATCTATAGCCATAATAATTCTCCTTTGTGTGTTTAATTTTGACTTTGTCTAAAGTAGAAATGACGATCTGCCATTCCCCTATATTTTATACGTTTGAGTTTGGTGTTTTATTCAGTATTTCTACTTAAATCTAATCTAATTCTTGATCGGAAACATATTTATTCCCACCTTTGCCATCTGAGACTTTATGATGGCTATTATCTCCACTCCAGCCATTATCTTTAGTTTCATAAGAGTCCTTTACTGGACGTCCTTTGTATGTTTTTCTACTTTTACTCATTTTATCCCCTTATTGATTTGAATTGTTAAAATTATTTAGAATTGTTTCTTCTGCGTCGAAAGAAACAACTTCCTCTGTATTGGCTGTTCGCCAATTGAATGTACGCCATCCTTGAGTCTCAAGATCCCATACGGTTTCCAGTCCTTCTTTAAGGTTACGTGTTTTTCCTGTGCCTTTAGTATTGCCTTCTACAAATGTCGTTGGCAAGTCTTGTGAGCGAACAAAGAACATAGTTCGAAGTTCTCCATTTGCTTTTGTGAATGATCCACGATAATATTTGATGTTTTCCATTTTTTTCTCCTTTAGTTGTTATGGTATTAATTATACGTTTGTACTTGGCGGTTTATTCAAAAAAGTTTCAAACTTCACTTCCCCAAACTGTCCACCCTTCTCTCTTCTTTCTAGAGAACATCTCCAAGTATGGACCGAAAGATCGACTTTCAATCCATATAAAAGATTCCTCTGGCTTGCTAGAATGAGCACCTCTTTTCGCTTCAATTACTGAAGGTAGTGAGTTGTTATCTTTCTTTACAACCGTGTGCTTGGCGCCTTTAGTTCCAAAGAGAAGAAGTTCATGCTTTCCTCTGGCATATTGCCCCAAGCCAATTCGATTCTTTACCCATACTATGTTTGTCACATATCTGAAGCCTAAAGACTTCATCACATGAAGAGCATCTTCTAAGTGGTTATTCGTAGCCCACATATACATGTGTGCAACATCACCAATATCATTCCAATGCTCTGATTGTAAGATGACTCTGATAATGTCAGGTGTTTTGAGCAGTGCATAATGCTTGTCCGCTCCTCTTTTGATCTTTCCTCCTCCACGCTCATTCCATGGCGGATCTAGTAAGATAGTTTTAAACTTTGTAGTCATTCTCTCCCCTCTTAGTGTTGTATTATTTATACGTTTGAGGGGGAAACTTTATTCAATCTGAATATCAGAAGAAGATTTAACCGCAAACGAGAACCCTGATTTTAAATCTGTAGGATATACACCATAAGATACTGATTTGTCATCTGAATCTGAGGTTACTATTCTATTTAATTTATCGAGAAGGTTTTCGTCTTCCTCAACTTCTATACGATTGATACCAAAGAAATATTTAACTTGATTACACTTTTCTAAAGAAAAAGTTTCTAACATTAGTTCTGAGTCTATATTCACATAAGACAAACAACATATCCTTGAAGAGATGTATTCCTCTCTAAAAGTGTCAAATACTGGATCTGAGTTGGTATATACATTAAGCCAATGAACTGAAGAGACAATAAAATTATTAATCTTAGAAAAGAAGTTTACTATAGATGTCTTTCCAATGATGCTAGACATCATATCATTGTCGATCAATAGTATCTTACTGAAGACACCTGATCTTGTATATTGCTGTAATATATTTAAGTGTGATCTATTTCTTAATTTAGATTTTTGATCCATTGAGGAAGTATCTGGCTTGATATATATAATATTAATCTTCCTACCTGATAACTCTCTCAAGATCCACAAAGAACATGCTGATACTTTACCGGATCCACATAAGATAAAATATAGTTCCTCATCTTCGTCTAGGCTAGATTTAAGCCTCTTTAGATCAACCGGATTGGCATCATACAATTCTGCTGAGCCTTGCTTGGGGATATAAAAGCAATTCTTTTTTCTTTTTAGTTTTTCATCTGTATCAATCTTAAATACAGTATACTGAGAGTATTGCTTAAACAACTCTGCTATTTTACATCCTGCCTTTCCTAATCCTATTATATTCATTTTAGTTCTTAATTCCTTATTTCTAATTGTTTTAGTTTAATTATAATATATCTTACTTAATAATACTATATTATAATCATTTTAGTTTATTTATAGTATATTATATAATTATATATTAATTCTATTTAAGTTATATAAGTCTTTACCTGCTGAAACAGATGTCATAAAGTTGCCCAACTTTGTGTCTCTGTATTCTTCGATAATAGGCTTAATAAGTTCCTTGTCCTCTGAGTTAAAGTCGAGAATGATGCTGTCATGAAGAGTGAATGCTATATAACTCTTTTTGCCCTGTAAGAGTTTATAGATAGCCACCATTCTATCAAGCACCAAATCTGCAGATGTACTTTGAATAAGATAGTTTAAAGCATGATAATCATCACATTTTATCTTTCTTTTGAATATATTCTCAACTGAACCGTATAAGAAGTAACTGCCCAAAATTGAATCTCTATCATAATGTCCGTTAGAGATTAAATCGTCTGAGTTAGGATTGTATAACCAAGCAAAGAATCTTTTCTTTGCATCATCTCTACTACTATGATAAAGATTTTTTGCATTGTACCCATGAATGTCTTCTTTAGGCTGTTCTTTACCCATCAGTGCTAATAGAGTTCTAGCCTCTGCAGCGTTATAATCCAATTCAATGAAGAAGTCGTTGTTAGGCTTGATACAAGCCCTGTACTCTTTCTTCATGTTCATGATGGGTAACGAACCCCTGTGTAAGGCTAGCCTGCCCGTTTTAGAGCCGAATAGGTTATAGTTACAATATGCGTCCCTGCCATTAAAAGACTTATATAGAACTTTTGCTTTATTGTCGTTCCAAAAGTTAGTTAATGGTTTTGGATCAAAATTGACTTTTCTGTATTTTATATCAGACAAAACCTCCATAGTTTTCAACAAGTGTGTATAATTTTGTGGACGTTCGTATTTCTCAAATATCCATTCGCAAATCTGATTTCTCATATCGCAATATTCTAACAAAAATCTCTTTGGCGTTAAGTCAAAAAAACAATTGTCTACTATATTAACCTTTGCTAAATTATTAGCACGAATAAAAGCCTTGAGTCTGTTTGACACCGATTCCCACTGGCTTAACAAGTGAGAGGGACAAACTTCATCAAGGCTTTTACCCGATACATAAATCGAAGCATATTCAATGTCCATTCCTTTTAGAAAATTAGAATAACTCCAAGTCTTTGATAAGCCTTTCGGTATATCATTGAATTGAAGATCACCATTAGAATAGACACCAACGCACTCTGATTTATCATCGAGCGTTTGGAACAACATACACCCTCCTATATTTTGATTGTAAATGTTCTATGTTTATACGTTTGGTGGTTGTTGAATATTCTATAATTCTCTTCTTTTTTAGTACGATGTCCATAGTTCGCACCTAGTCCGACAATTACAGTCGTTTTGTCATTAATGTGGTTAAGCGACTCTATGAATCCATAATGTTTGTATACTTGGTATGTCTCTTCAAAGGCAAGATCAAACTCTTCTTGAGTCCAGTCTTTATGGATCTCTTTTGCTCTTATGAAGTAATAGAACTGTAACAGTTTCTTGTCTGTGAAAGAATCCTTCTCTCTTTCCTTTCTACTGATTATTCTAGTTTTTGTTCTTCCGCCAGATCTACAAGGTTCAAAATAATTGGGGTAAGATGCGATATAAGAGTCATAATATGATAAAAAATATTTTTTAAGCATATTCACCTCATATAAGTGAGTTCTGTAATAACATGTGTCAAACATACTCTGAAGTGTGTTGAGCCCTTTTTCTTCCATTCTTCTTTTCATCTCGAAAGACTCTAAATCAGCAATTATCCTCCATGGAGCATTTTTATCTGACATGAAACCGTATGCATTCAAAATCTTTTGAAATTGTACGAAATGTTTGTCTAATATGTACTTTCTGTATTTCGACTCGTCGTCATCATGTTTTAAAGTCGATATTTCGAAGACAATTCCAGAAATTCTTGGATCGGCTGTCTTCCTTAGTTGCAAGTTTGATCTGGTTATAGGGAATTTAGGTAGAAACTTATGCAAAAATATCATAAATTCATTTTTATAGTCTTTGAAGTTTCTAATCTTCACAGAGTTCCTAGGATCATTCACATACTTTGTAGTAAAAGAGGTAAATATCGCCTCCATTGTCTTATGATGATCTTGAACAAAACTCTTCCACCCTGTTTTCACCCTTAGATCATAAAATATGCTATTTTTAGATATTTTGCCTGTTTCTTTCATTTTGTCAATCTTTTCAATCATCTCGTTTAAGGCTTCACAAACGAAGTTCAAGAGCATTACATTGTCTGTCCCGTTAACTAGGCTAAGAAACTTTTCGGAGGGGTATATAGGGCGGTTATGAGTGTCTATTCTACCATAAAAGGTTTTATCATGGATCATATCCAGTGATACAAAAGGAGTGAAAATATCTCTAGAGGTGCCTTGGTATTTTGACTGATCGTCAACTGCGTTTCCATCTAAAGAGTTTTGTGATCCTGGCTTGGCGCCTTGAGGGTATGCTCTGTGCCTGTAGTATTGTTTATGATAAAACAGGTTTTTAATTTTCTTATCATTCTTGCCTAATGGGATGACAACCTTGTTAAAAGGTTCGTCGTAATCATTGATGTCTGAATTTTTGACAATATTCTCAACTAATTCGTCAATCTCTTTGTCCGTAAATGTACTCTTAAAGTCTAATGCTTCTTCGTATCTGCTATCAGTCTGAAGGGCTATCTTTTCTTTTATTTGATATCTTTTGTTATTTATATGATTTTTCATGCCTATCCCCCTAGAATTGAACCTACTATATCTCCTGCCTTTCCAATTGCACCTGAAAGCAGTCCTTTGTCGAGTTCTGGTGAATGTTCCAATACACCTTTACATTTAGCCTCGATTGAGTCCACGGTTCCACCCGATTGAGCAAATACACAATCTAATGTAGTTTCATACTGCCCTCCTCTGGAAATAGTAGATTCAACAGTAATTATATCGTAATATCCACCGATTCCTAAAAGATTAGAAATGGATCCTAAATTATTAGGATCTGGCTGCCCACTAATTTTATTATATCCATCGACTTCTGGACGTCCAAAGCCCATTGGCGGATTAAGAAAGACTTTCATTCCGGGACGAAATAGAGAGTTTCCTACCAACTTTACACTAGCATTATACACATCTCTGATCTGTCCTAAATTTCGAACCTCTGCCTGTCTCGCCTCTCTCAGTCCTTCAACATCCGACTTTGAATAATCAATTGACTTGACTATTCCCCTCTCGTTCCCGATATAAAAGTGATAGATACCTTTCGCACGATCTTCCTCCTCTTCTGCTATCAGTTCTTGAGCGGTATATGAGTTCATGTAAAGGAAAAGACAATCCATCACTGGCTCGTTCTCAGTCCTACTATCAAATTCTAAATCAATATCTTCAACATGTAGTCTCCCATTCGGGATAAAGTAATTCTGTTCTAGCCCGTGCTTTACTCCCATTGTCTTTGTTATGGCGAAGTTTGTTAAAGATATATCAATTGATCTTTTTTCCCTTCCCTTGGAAAAGCATTCTGATGGTTGTAATACTTTTTTGACAAGTCTCTCGATAATATCCTTAATAAATAGTTTAAGTGGATATGAAGACAGTTGCTTGCGCACAACCACCTCAAAAAAGAATGTCTGAAAGTCTTGGTAAGATATTGGCAAATCTGCCAAATTAAATTGGATTCTGTTTCCCCTAGGGTGATTGACTACAATCGGTCCTGTGATGAGCGTTGGTGCGCCTGCCTCTGGGCTTAGAGTAGGATTCATTATTTGACATGCTGTACTGATTATGTCTCCCAAGAAAAGAAACTCAATATGCCCCTTAGAAGCATCTTCTTGTTCTGCCTTTGCTTTGTCTATAGCCTGATCAAGTTTTTCTTCTCCCGAATCACTGAAGTATCCACCTTCGTCTCCAAAGGCTTCGACAACATCTTGTGCGTCATCGGCGGAGTCTGGCTGAGATTTTTCAACTAAAGACTTTATCTTAGGGATGACTGGGCGTGGAGAATCCTCATCTATACTTTCGATCCAATCATCAATATCCCCTTTACTGACTTCTAGTTTATAAACCTTGTCATTAATGTCTGTTAAAAATTGTCGATATATAGACTCTTTCGCTGTAGTCAAGTTTTCTTCAAGATCATCTTTAGTTTCTTTGATCTCTTCCTGTAAAGATTCTACGTTGTCTTTGTAGGGATCAATAGCATCTGAGGAAGGATCTTCGATTCTCAAACACTCAATATACTCATTCATTTCTTGGATTCTTTGCCTTTTCACCTCTGCGCCTTCTTCTGCCTTCTCGACTGAACTAGTCTGGCTCATCTTTGAAATTAAAGATAATATATCAGCATCATTTCCATTAATTGATTCTTCTAGCGCTCCAATATAGTCAACAGAAAGTCCAATCTTTCCATTCTCGCTAATCTCAAAGTTATGCTGAACTAAGTTTAGTATGAGTGACATTTCTTGCCTCTCTAAATCTTGGATCAATCTTCTGGTTTCTGTATCGGTTAAGCCGGGTAGTTTGTTGTCACTTAACTGTGGCAGTGCCCAGCCAATGTCCATTTTAATCC